AAGTGTTAAACACATGGCGGAACTCGTGGATCATCACGCCATCAACCATCAGGCTAGAAGAACCAGCGAACAAGCTGTTAGAAGCTCCACGTACGCCAGCGTTACGAACGTTGGCAATGAAGTCTGCGTCAAGCTTGAGGTCAGCCATTTGCTGTGGAGTAACAAACATGTGGAAAGTTTCTTGGTTACCAGCACCACGAATACCACGAATGTATTGATCTTTAGCATAAGCCTTCAGATTTACAATGTGCTTGTACTTCAGAGTGTCACCAGCTACCAAAGCAGTAGTGTCACCAGCAACGATGTCGTCGCCATCTACACGACGATGTCTTGCAGCAGTAGGAGCAGATACGTCTGAAGCGAACTCAAGGTCAACAAGCTCTTGGCCGTTTACAGCGCCGCCAACTACAGTACGAAGACCGCCATTGTTCTTGTGAGTATATGCAACACCTGACAGAGTCAAGAATGCCAACTGGTCACAACGGTCAGCGATTGCGTAAGCAAGTGCGTCGCGAGATTGCTCACGGAAGTTAACTACAGTCTTCTGGTCGGTCATACGGCCAGCGATGCGGTTAGCGAATCGTAGCTGATCTAGCTCGATGCTGATGTCAAACGCGCGGAGGGCTTCTTCGTTGCCTTCCAGAGTGTAGTCACCAGTGATACCGTCGCCAGTCATGTCAGCGAGCAAAGTGATGTTAGCTTTAGTGCCTTTTTGGTTCTTGGTCAACTCAGTTACGCGCTGAACCATAGCGTTAGAACCAGTACCAGCGAACTGGTTGATGAAAGATTGGTTACGTGCAACTTTCCAAAAGTCACGTGACCATGCTTGAAGTTGGTCGCCAGTAAGCGTACCGAAATTTGTTAAAGCCATGATGGGCTCCTAATTAAATGGGTTAAATAATTTATGTGGCACACGCCACTTACTCAGCCGACTTTAGGAGCGGCTAATCCGTATCTACGTATCGTGTAGCAACGGGTTAGCGCTTATTAACGAGGTGCGACCTCGGCAGGTTTTACGCCTTGTGCAGGCGGGATACGTTTTTTACGGCTACGGGCCGAACCCATATCGTAGGGATGGACGTATATCGAATAATAGTATAGCTATTATTACAATGCAACAACTATCTCATTCTGTACTTACACCTTTTTCTAGGGCAGCAAGCCTTAACTTGAGGTTATGTATGTCATCTAAGAGTTTTTCACTATTAGTTATTTGTTTATCAACAAGCCCCGCCGTGTATTCAATTAGCATATCTTGTCGTGCATCAGCAGGCAGCGCGCCTAATTCACCTCTGGGCCATTTAATCCGAAACTCTGAGTTGGACCGTATGTCCATCTGAGTTTTGTCTAAGGCATGCTCAAGGGTGTTTAACCGCTCTTGTACAGAGAAGTACGCCATTGTAGATACTGATGTAAACGCAATCATTGCAAGCAGATTCCTCAGCGGAATTGTTACCGCTGTGTCTTCTGATAATTCGGCCATTTAGGTCACCTATGACGTGCTGTTTTCTTCGCTATCTTTTTAGGTTGCGAGGAAAATTGTTTACCGGCCTTAGTATCTCGGCGCTTCTTTGCGCTGGTTTTTGCGTACTCTTTCTTGCTCAAAGACTCTCGAGCCTTCTTTGGTAAGTAACGCTCGCCTGTCGCTTTCTTACCTTGGGTACTATTCTTTCCAGATTTAGTACCCCATTCTTCTTTAGTCCACTTGGATAGAGACTTCTGGGCCTTAGTCTTGGGTCCAGAGTAACTGCCTCCAGACTTTTTGTAACGCTGCGTGGCTAGTTGTGCTTTGCGCGCGCTCCATTGCCCAGGCTTACCGCCTTTAGAGCCTGCTTTTACCGCTGCAACAATGCGTTTCCACTTGGGTTCGTCGCTTCTAGCCATCAGATCACCACTTGGCGCGATTTGCCCAATAGGCCGCGCTCATTTTGCCTTTTGAAATGTTCTTTGCATGCCGTGCTTTGAAGCTGGCACGCTTTTTCTTCATCTTGTCCGACTCCCCAGCCTTGGGTTTGCCAGCAGTTTTAGCCCCTTGCTCGCCAAAACGGATGGTTTTGATCTTGTCACCTTCTTTAGCTACAACAATGTGCGACTTCTTCGGGTGGCTAGGTGTCCTTTTAGGCTTGTTAAAGCCCGACACTCCTGCTCGGGCTAATCGTGGGTCTTTTTTAACTGGCATAGTTACCTCGTTATAAAATATCGCCTCTTAGGCGCTTCAAAGTGGCTTCGGGGAGGGCATCAAACTCTTCTTCGGTCATATTAGAGACATCAATACCTTTTTCGCCGCGCATCGAGCTACTTTCACCTGGTAACTCGGGCGGTTGTGCTTCTGCAGCCCTTAATTTCTTACTAACTTGTGATCGTTTTTTAGCCAACTCGTCCGTCTTCTGAGCTTTACCAGCCAAACTAGGCGCTTCTTCAGCTGATTTATCTAAATCATGATCTTTAACCACGTATTTAACAGCTTTTGAAAGGGCGTCTACTGCCTCATAACCTTTCATGATGAACGCATCGCGCAATTCAACAACTTCGTTAGTCATATCCTGATCAAACACCTCAGAATTACTATCAAATACTGGATATGCATCTTCCATAGCATTAGCGGCCTGCTGTAGAGCAGTCATCTGGCGGTCTTGGTTCACCGTCTGAGACATTTCCTGCCTCATTTCGTACTCAAGTTGCTCGCGTTCGGCCTTTCGGATCTCTCTACGCAGCGCGACAGCTTTTTCTGTCTCACCATCCAGTACCATGTTTTGGTACTCAACTTCTTTTGCATCGAAATCGTAAGATTCGGGCGCTTCTTCTGCTTTTTCATTGGCTGCATTTATCTCATCTAGCTGTTTCTGTAGTGCTTTTTGTTTTGCAAGCACCTCATCTAGACGCGCTTTAGGAACCATTGGCTTCTTAGCAGGTTTTTCTTCGGCAACTGGCTCTTCTGGCAGCTCAGCAACTTCTTCTTCCTGCTCTTCTTCTGACTCTTCTTCTGACTCTTCTTCTGCGTCGTCCTGTTCAGTTCCCTCTTCAGGCTCCGCGACCGCTTCTTCTTCGGCTTCTTCTTCGGCTTCTTCAGCTTTAGGTTCAGCTTCTGCGGTAACTTCTTCAAAGCTCAGGTCTAACTGCGGCGAGTCGTCCTCTTCAGGACGGTCGGCTCCTGGCATCACATCAAACTCAAGTGCTTTATCTTCTGTTTTATCTTCTTGCTTACTCATTTAAGAACTCCTGTCGTTCCTGGGTTGGGGGTGTTGTGGCATTTCGAGCAGTCTGCATTGCTGTAGTAGCAATCTTAGTTGCAGCGCTAGTCTCGGATTGTCCTTGACGGATTTGATTAGTAGCAGCTGACAGTTCTCTACGAAGTTCCAACTGCCGTTCGTTCATTGCAATTTTCGCTTGCAGTTCTGCTACACGCATTTGTGGGTCAACCTCTGCGGTGTTCTGCACCTTGGCAATATTCAACGCAGCCTCAGACTGTATCTTCTTAACTTCTGCTTCTTGCTTAGCTATCTCTAATTGAATTTGAGCCATCTGAACCTGCTGCTGCTGTGCCATAGCTTCTGCCTGCTCTGGAGTAGGTGGCTCCTGACCAGTCAACGTTCTGATGCGCTTCGCCAGTTCTCCCTTACGGGCCAAATGGCTGTACTCAATGATTGCGTCGTCTGGTATTGATACACCTACCTGACGTAGGTTTATGGCTTCTGCAAACTGAACTTCATCGAAGCTGTCGCGTGCGGGCGCTGTTGCAACAACAACGTCATACTCTCCAACCATAAGGTTATTAATAACCTCACCTTCAGGGGTCATTTCGTTGACGACCATTGTCTCGCGAGGCTTCAAAGGGTCATCCTCATTAGTAACTTGTATGACACGCTCTTCGGTGTAGAAGGTTTGAACCAGATTCAATATTTTCTCTGCGAGGTACTGCCTAGTCTTACGCAGATTATCCAGTGGAACTTGAATCATAATCGCGCCACGGTTCTGCTTAGCACGAATTGCGATACCTGATACTTCTGCGCTGTCCGTGCCCAACATAGAGTCATTAACACCAGAGATAGTCTTGATGTTCGCCGCAGCTTTCTGGGCGATGCGGTCAAGACCTGTTGGAATCTGATTAGCACCAATCTTCTGTGGGGGTGTCGTACCACGAGCATATTCGAGAACCAGTCCGGTCTCTGCACCATGCTCCTCGAGGTCATCAGGTGTCATACCTACTAGTGAGCCTGACTCAACCATCCAGCCACTATTAGCTGTAGTATTAACAATGTGCAGCTCTTGACTAGCAATCTTGTTTAGCTGCTCCTGCGGAGATAGTAAATTACGCACAACGCCGAACGGGCGTCCTCTTCGGAAGTAGCAGAAGAAAGGAACAATAGTGAAGTCGTTGTATGGAGACCAGTCGTCGTGCAAGACAACCTGATCACAGGTTACAGTCCAACGAACCTTACGAATAACTTTACTGATAATGGACAGCTCATGCTTCTTAGCAAACTTTTTAACCTTCGCCTCCGTCCAGGCATCTGGTGCCTGACGCTGGTCACCGGTGTTTGGGTCGACGAAGAAGGATACACGGGTCAGTTTCTTGTGTTGGCGCTCGACAACGCGTAATGACTTAACGTTACGGTACTCATCGTCGCCTGGAACTGAATCTCCGAAGTAATCGTTTGAATTCTCTGTATCACCAAAGCGAGTCTCCTGATATTCCACGGAGTCTGGCCCGAAGCTCATACCATTTTCAGCTATAAATAACAGGCGCTCAGCTTTACTTTTACCGTACAGCTCCTCGATCTCATCGAGGGTCATCCACTTGGTTTCGAAAACCTCGTTCCAAGTCTTAGGGTCGGCGTCCTTAGCGTCTGGATCGATGAGTATGTCTAGTGGATCTTTGGCCGTGATTCGAATTTCGCCTTCAACGTGATCACTGAAGTCCATACGAACGTCAAAATACCCACGACCATCCATAATCAAACCATCTGAAAAGACCTGCTGCTCAACCCAGTCCAGCTTGTTGTTATCTGCAATCTGCATATATAACTTAGTTAGGGTATGTGCGACTTCTTCGCTGCCGCTTCTGCGCGGTTTAAACTGAATGTCTGCCCGTCGGGTAGACTGTTCACCTAGAATGGTATTAACAGTAGGAAGAATTGTATTAATAGTAAGGGCGGGGCGACCTTCATTTTCTAAAGCTGCTTCATCCTCCTGATCCCACTGTTCACCTCGGTAATAGTCGTCGCAACGCTGCGCCATCCATACGTACTCAAGGTGTCCGTTGTCTCGTGCTCGCTCGTACCGCGCCCACTGTGAATTTGTAATTTCTTGCTCCTTTTCAGGACTTATCTTTTTGTCTTTAGCCATGTTTATGCGCTCATTGCCGATTTGGTGCGGTCACCTTTTAGTAATCCAGGGAGCCTGTCTCGCCAGCTTGGGGGGTGTTCGACCTTTTCAGCAAACGTGCTGAATTCAGTCATCATCAAACCAATCCAAGCCAGGGCATCTACCTGGTCGTCGTGTACCCCGTTAGGGAAGCGCAATAACTCTGCTACCAAAGGGCCTGTAAATTCTTCATCTTTGGGCAGAAACACCATGCCCTGTTGCATCCGACCTTGGATTGCTCTGGCTCGCGCTTCTTTATCCCTGCGGCCAGTTTTGAGATCTTTGAAGTACGCTTCGTAGAGCCCTCGCTCACGAACGCGCTTCTCGAGGAACGGCCCGAGGGCCATCTCAATATGCCCTTTCTCAATACCAATAATTGAGGGCTTCCATAGTTCGTAGAGGTCTAGTATCTGCTCAACCAGCTCAAAACCATCAAACCGGCCACGCACCATATCAACTACAAACATACAATCTTGTTCATCTACGCCAACAACAATACCGACCGTATAATCGTTCCGATCATTCTTACCAATCGCCAAGTCCCAAGCGCAGTAAAATCTCATACGGTCGTGATCTATTTCGTCGCGATCGTAGTAATTAATCATATCTCTGGTGAAATAATCACCATCGTCTGCTACAGGGTTTTGCTGATAAAGCGCAGACCAGTCTCGTGGTCCAACTGCTTTTTCAATGCGGGCAAGCGCCTCCTCATCGTACCTCTCCCTGTGTAGCGCTTCTCCCTGTAGTCGGAACTCTTCATCAACTTCTGCTCGAGCTGGGTAGTTAACGACTTCCCATTGTTCTCCATTATCAGCTGCTGCTTTGAGTAGCCGTCCAGCAAGATCATCGTCATGCCAGCGAGTGAGAATAACGAGTACGCCACCACCAGGAGCAAGGCGGGTATACGCCGTTGAGGTATACCAGTCCCAAGTACTTTCTCTAGCATTTGATGATTCAGCATCGTCACGGTTCTTTACCGGATCATCGATGACAAGGATATGAGCACCCTTACCAGTAATACCGCCGCCAACACCGGCAGCAACATAACCCCCGCCAGTACTAGTAAGCCACGCCTCAGCAGATTGAGACTGAGGGTCGAGGCGGGTTTTAAAAGCAGACTTAAATCCTTCTTCACGTAAGAGACCGCGGACTTTTCTACTAAATGCCATTGCCAGAGAGCCCGAGTACGAGCAACTAATAAATTCGTGCTCAGGGTGTCTACCCAGATGCCAAGCTGGGAATGCAACTGACGCGAGCGTGCTCTTACCGTGTCTAGGCGGCATAAATAGCATAAGTCTTGGAGACTTTTTTTCAGCAACATCTCTGGAAAAATCCTCTAATCGTTTACAAATATCCTTGTGCACCCAACCCGCTTGGTAGTCAGGGTTGAACCTCTCAACAAAAGGTAACAACCTTTTACGGGTCAGGAAGCGCAGAGCGAGTTCCGCGCGTGCCTTATCCTCTAACGTTTCCTGCCTCTCGGGCTCCGGTTCGGGGCTCGCGGGCAGTGGTTCTTGCTCCGCGATGTCCGCTTTACAATAAACACAGAGTCGGTCATCTCCCGCGTACAGTGTTTCGGGGTGCGACGCTTTACAGCGTATGCATTCGACCTTTGTAACTTCTGTCATTTAGTAAGGCTTGTATGTCTTCTTCGCGCCTTTCTTAGCAGGCAAGTTCTTCACTACATTTGGCCCAGTTTTCTTCTTACCAAGCAGGTTTTTTACCTTAGGCTTAGCTTTAGCCTTAGGCTTAGCTTTAGCCTTAGCAGCGTTAGCCTTCTTTAACTTGGCAACTTGGGCTGCAGCTTGCTTTTTGTTGTGTGGAAATTCAGTACTTTTCTTTTTCATACTTATTTAGCCTTCTTAACTGGTTTCTTTTTAGCTACAGGTTTCTTTTTAGGTACTGCTTTCTTTTTAGGTACTGCTTTCTTTTTAGCGGCGGCATCTGCTTTCTTCTTTTTAGCCGCTTGTTTTTGCGCTGGGTGTAAACCCAACATGTGTAGAACTTTATTCATACTTAATCACTCTTCGGTTCTAGGTAGTCGAGGTCTTTACCCGCGATCTTTAACAAGTCCTCATCGGTCATGCGTTCAAGCTGCTTTGTACCGTTGATGTTGATGTTTACTTGGGTAGCGTTTTCTGGTGCAGCAAGACCATGCAGCTTCACCAGTGAATCAGTTGTGTTTTTCATCTCAGTCGCGTTTGCCGATGAGTTGTACGCTTCCATGTACATCATGTGTGCGTGCTGATTGGTAAACTTCACCTCTTCACGCATCTCCTGACGAAAATACTCAATCGCTTGTTGGACATCTGGTACTTTTGCAGCGGCATAGGTTGCCTGGGGGGACGAGTATCCCGCACCGCGACCCGCGGCCGCGATTGTCATGCCCGAACTGATAAGCGAGACCAGTTTTTCTTGCTGCATGGTTAGCGATCCACGGCTTATGCCCATATACGGCATATGCGATTGGAACTCGGTGTGCTCACTGACTAGGTCAGTGGACAGTTGCTCCTTCTGTGAGGCTAGATCCATAGAACTCTTGATCGTTGTCAAAAAACACAAAAGCAGGTGCACCCTCGAAGTCTTGCGAGGACAACCTGTCTACATATTCTTCGGCGTACTCTACTGAGTACCCCCGCGCTATGATTATCGCCACGCACTTATCGTAGTCGTAACAAAGTACTTCCTGCTTATAACGAACAGTTGTTCCGATAATTGCGGCATCTAAACCGTCTATAGCGACTACTTCTATCTCCATCTTTGCATATAATAGCGGTACTATTATTCAATCACAAGAAAAATCGTTTATAGTCTTGATCCACCAGTAAAACATGTCCTCAGATAGTGTGTGTTTCATAATATTGATGCGATAAGCAACCAGTTGAACATTTTGTGGAGTATATCCACGTTCACATGAAATACGGTCGATGGAGGCGTTGTAGTCTTTTCTGCCAGATCCATCTTTGTGATGTGTAAGGAAGACACCGGATACAGCACATTTACCTTGCTGCTTGTCCCATAAGGCAGTGATATCTTCTGGTTCGATATCCCATTCAACATGATCGCCCCGTTTGCCACATTTAACATTAGACTTACTATTAGAGTATAAGTGGCGCAGGTAATTCTCATAGGATCGAGAGACGCGCTCCTCTAGTTGTTTAGCTTTGCAAGCCATGCAGGTTGCGCGTCCCTTGCGGAAATGCTTGCTTTCCAGGGCTCTATTGCATGATGCACATATGGTCGTGCTATTCATGCTTACGAATAATAGCATAACTATTATACTAAGGGGTAAATTCTATTCGTAAGCACTTCCTAGCAAATTTTTGCTAGAAATTTTTTTAGAAAATTTTTTTCATTTTTACGTTTATATCGCTCATCGACTATCTCCCCCCTTGCTGGTCTGGCACACCCGTTCCCCGAATCGCGCAACTGGAACCTTGTTTCTGTTTTTGCTCCTGGAACCTTGTCCCGTTTTTGGCCTGTTCTTTTTCACGGCCCACGTTCCGTGGTCCGCGGTCAGTTCCTTCTTGTACATTCAATCACTTTGGAGATACACCATGTCACAAGAAACTATTCAGGTAGCAATGCTATTCATTCCAATGGTACTGACGATCGCGATCCTCGGTATCTGGCTCACAAGCGCAGAGGTATAAACGATGAACGTATCAGAACTATTCGAAAGACATTTCAATCCCAAGAAGTTCGAGGGCAGTGAATCGCGAACCGCTCGCGTTGCTCGCGCTCCACGCAGAACGAACGATGTACAGGAACTAACGAAGATATATCAGCAGTACATTCGCATGGGGTTCGATGCTCGCGAAGCACGGTTCAAGGCCCTCAATCATCACACCATGAAGCTATAAGGGAGAAAGCCCATGAAATATACTAGAAGAAAGACTCGTAAATCCTTGGTTCGTAACCCACGGTTCGCGATTGATACATCAGACATCGTGTTCGGTGGTGCGTTGCTCTTCCTCACGCTCGTCAAGTGCGTCGCCTTCAACGGGGTTATGTAGTTGTCACA